TCAGCGGTGGGAGGATCTGGAGCCGACCGGATCGCGGTAGCCAGGGGCATCGATAACCACCAGCGTGGGGGCAGGGAGGGCCTCCAACGGCTTTTCTCGGTCTGGTTGAGGGGTAGGTGGCTGATCGGCCTTCGGAGCCGTATACGGGTCGAAGGGCGGGTTGGCCAGCCAGGCGCGACACTCATCGTCAGACAAGCCGGCGTTCGTTCCCTGCTGCGTGACACACCTACAGCCCTTCGCATTGCACATAGCACCAGCGACCACGGGCATAGCCCTGACCTGACGCAACTGGTCGAAGGCAGGGGCAGACTCAGGACGGCTGCTGATGCGCGGCAACCAGGCGGTGCGGTCATCGATGGCCACTGGCCCCGCGGCTACAGCACCAGACGCAGCAGCTGCAGCCGCGGGCGACGAAGTGCTCGAGCTCGAGGCGGCGCTGGCCGGCGTGGAGATGGGCTTGCCGGTCAGGCCTCGAAACGCGTCGGGACCCTTCCAGGCCAGAACAACGACGGCGATCAACAGGAACCACAGGACACCGGGCATCTTGCGCGGCTGCTTGGTGTGCAAATCTGCGCTGTGATAGAGCTTGTAGACCTTCTTGTCGTGCTTGAAGAAAGACTTCGTGATCGACTTGGCGAACAGCAACTGCCGGCTGACGTGGTCCCACTCGTAGACGGTAGCGAACGGCATGTTGGCCACGCGGCGCACGTGCAGATGGCGACCGCCGAGCGCGTGGATGTTGCGGTCGACCAGCATGACGTTTTGCGTGATGAGGATGAAGTCGACGCCCATGTGCCGGTGAGTCTCCAACGCTTGAATATCGTCGGGCACGGCCGAGCCATTGGCGCGAGGCGACCAGATCTTCTGCACTTCGTCGAACACGATCACGGCACCAGGCTTGGCCCACAGATGCCAGTCGCGCAGACCGTTAACGTCGCCACCATCGATGAACTCGTGATCGATGGTGAGGCCCTTGATGTTGGTGTAGATGGTGCGCGGGTGGATCGTGACGACGCCATCGACCTCCTGCACAACGTCAGTGCCAACGAGAGGCAGCAGCAGCTTCTGGATCGCGTAGAGCGTTTTGCCGGCACCAGGCGTGCCAGTGATGACGGTGATCATCCCGTGTTCTTCCCGAGGATCTGGGTGGAGCGCTGGATCTGCCAGAGCAGCAGCTTGGTGGTGAGAGCACCGAAGACGATCCCGAGGGCGACGCCGCCGCCGCCCAGCAGGAACAGGCTCATCGCATCAGCGGGCAGGCCGTTCAAGCTGGACACGAGCGAGGTCTTCAACTGCTGCAGCAGGGCCTGCATGCCGACGATGGAAACGATTGAGAAGCCAAGGCTCAGCAGGATCTTGGCGATCGCGGGCTGAAGCAGCGACAGGAGAAAGGTGCCGAACTTCATTCTGGCTTCCCGATGCTGAAGATGATCACGATGGCCATCCAGCCCGCGATCGCGATCACCATCGGACGCACGTAAGTCGTGAGCGCATCGCAAGTGGTCGCATAGCTGAACTGCCGGCCATAAGCCAGGTCACGCGGGGGAGGGCAGGAACCACCGCCAAGGACGTTCTCCGGGGCATACGTGATCTGCCTGTTCTCCTTCGGTATCTCGCCGTCAGGAGTGTCGAAGTCAATCTTCTGACAAGCCAGGATATCGGGGTGCTCTTTGCACAAATCGAACTGCTCGGGCTTATCACCAGCCGGACTACCGGAGGTGACGGTCGTCGGCCCAGTGAGGCCGGTCGGGCTGGTGCCAGTCAGATCCTCGGGCCGAACATCCAGCCGAAACGGATCGTCGACGGTGGGCGCAGGCGTAAAGCGAGTAACCGGCTGGCGGTATTGCTGCGGGTTCGTGTTCGGAATGGGAACCGGGTTGCCCTGGGGGACGCGCAGAGGTTGTGCGTTAGGAGGCGTGGCCTGATCCGGGTTGAAGATGAACGGCACCTGCGGATCGAGCGGATACGGGAAACCAGGAGGCAGCTGCTGGGGCAATGGCTTGGTGGCCATCTCCTCCTCTACCTGCTGGACCGTCAGCGGCTGCGGCGCAAGCGATGACAGACAGCCCGCAGGGGTCTTGTACCAACCGGCCGGGCAGTTGCTCGCTTGCCCCCTGTTAAGCGGCGCATTCTGAGTGCCCCAGAGCGCACCATTGGACTTGTAGTACTGCTTGTACGAGCACAGCCCGTACCCGTAGGAACCACCAGTCGTCGTGACCCCGCTGTACTCATACCTGTAGGTCTCGTTGACCAACTGATCGATGTAGTTATGACAGGCCTCTTCCCTCGTGTCACCGTTGATGGCGAACACCGAGTACCGGTAGCCATCCGACTGCGGAGGGGTATAGGGCTGGCCGTTGTTGTCGACGAAACAGGTTCGCTTCCACTGACCGCCCTCGTAGGTCACGCAATACGACGCGAGCCACGCCACCGTCATCGCAGCCCCGACACCGGGAATCAGGAATCGCGCGGCACCACCAGCGAGTGCACGGGCAGCGCCACCGCCAAGGCGGAAAGCTCCACCAGCAGTAGGACCGCCAGGAATCTTCGGACCCGGACCCCGGATGATCTTGTCGAGCTGGTCAGCAGGCGATGGGGGGGTGAACGTCCACGAACCGGGCGAACCGCCGAAGCCTGGCGGCGGGGAAGGAGAGACGTATGCTGCGGCGCTCAGCGGAAGAAGAGCCAGAGCAGCAAGAGCATGCCGCCAACGAGCAGCAGCTCGACGGGAGAGGTGAACATGGTCAGTCATCGTGATTGGTGGTGAAGATCTTCTCGATCTGCTTCCAGACCCAGACGCCGAGGAGGGCGCTGAACAGGGACCAGAACACCGACCAGTACAGGTCGATGTTCTGCTCCGAGGGAGGGGCCGGCTGGATCTGCACGACGATGGTTTGCGTGTTGTCACCCATGACGCGAACCCCTCCGAGGGCTTACCACCAGCCCATCTTCTGGCCGGCGCGCTTCACAGCCCAGAAGCCGACCATGATCCCGACGACGGTGACGGCATAGCCGACCATCTTGGTGCCGGCCTCGTCGATCTTGGCCTGGTTGGGATCTGCGGTCTGCGCGAACGACAGGACCGGTGCTGCAGCTGCAGCGGCGACCATGCTGGCCTTGAGGATGGTGTCACCGGCAACGCGCTTGGCGCGGGCGACTGCAGAGGCGGTCTTACGACCGAAAGAGGCAACTTGCATTTGGAACTCCAGTTGAGCTGGTGTTCCCGAGACATTCGGGATTGCACCCGATAGCCCTCGGCGTCTCACGACGTTGGAGGGCTACCAGTTGAAATCACTTGATCGACGGCACAGAGCGGTGATCGCGATGACGCGCAGCGTGCACGCGCCTGGTGGACTCTGCGACCTCGTGAAGCACGTCACGCACACCGCCGAGCAGAACACCGACCACGAGGCCGATGAACGCTCCACAAGCCCAGAGCGGCACCTCAGGCATCACGCCGTGCGCACGGCAGTGCCGGGCGCCTTCGCTTCGGTGGGCACGATGGAGACGATCTGCTGCTCGCGCTCGCCGTAGCGCATCACGTCCTGGAACTCGACTTCCGCCATGAACGGCGGGGCGTTGTGCTCGATCTTCTTCAGGACCGACGGCTCGCAGCGGTATTCGCTGCCCATGTAGCCCTTGGCGCCCTTGGCACCGGCGAGGGGGAGGGCGGCGTACAGCTTGCCGATGGCGTAGGGTTGGCCGGTCTTCTTCGAGACGCCTTCGCTGCTTTCAAACCCGATCACGTTGATCTTCATGGTTCATTTCCTTGAGGTTGAGAAACGCGGCCGGCGACGCCGCGAGGTTGAATCCGACCAGGCTGGCTTTTTCCAGTCGCCGTGGAACACCAGGTCGAGATAGGGCACCGAGCACCTCGTCTGCAGAGAGACGAAGGCGCAGCACGTCCACCAGTTGCCCGTAGGCGCTGCGTGCGTGCGTGGTGAGCTTTTCGAGGGCGATCTCGCCCTCCTTTTGATGCGTGGAGATCCTGTCGGCCGCAACGGCGAGGATCTCTTCGAGACAGCGATACGCGCCAACGAAGTAGTGATCGCAGCGCGTGAGAATGTCGAGTGGCAGATCGCGGTCGATGTTGCGTAGCTCGACCTCGAAGCGAGTCCACGGGCTGGCAACATCGCCCAGTTGGCGGCCCTTCTCGTAGGCGCGCAGCATCTTGCCGTTCTCGCGCCGGCCGACCTCCAGCGTGCGGCCATTCTTCGGGCAGAGCCAGTCACCAGGCGTGCTGTGCCGAGGCATGCGGCCGCCGGCGTTGAACCGCCCTTCGAGATACCAGTCGCGCGCGTGCTCGACGGTGTACTCGCCCATGAGCAGATCCACGGCCAGATCAACACGCGTGAGCTTGTACGCGGCTTGTCGCTCGATCCAGCCTTGCACGGCGGGCCAACTGGAGACCTTCGAGCAGCCGGTGCCCGAAAGGTCGAAGCGCGCACGCATACCGTGGTGCGTGCCGCCGAAGTCCACGCGGGCGATGTTGACCTGCGTGCCGTTGAGGTCGATGAAGAACCTGCAGCCGTCCTGATAGCCGAACATGCCGGGGGCGTCGACCGCAACCACCGTGGAGCCAACTACGTCGCGCAGCAGGCCAAGGATGGTCGCGGGGACGTGCTCGTCCGGATCTGGATACCACGTGCAGGTGAGCCAGTCCACCTTTGCGCCTCGGGGAGTACTTTCCCCCCCTGTTAGAGCAGGGGGGCGAGGTGCAGCGTTCAGCGCTTGGTGCGGCGCTTCGCTTGCCCCCGCGCGCTTCACGCTGAGCCGGCGACGGAACGTGTTGCCGTAGCCGTGGGCCTTGTAGGGCTGGAGCTTGCGAGTCAAGAACGAGCCTCCAGCTCGCGCGCGTCCAAGACGACGCGACCGCCGCAGATCGGGCAACCCTTTTCATCGTCATCGGCCAGCACGTCAGCACAGCCAGCGCACAGAGCGTGTTCACCGCTCCAGCCGCAATCGATGCACTCGACAGGGGTGTCGTCTTCGTAGATCACGAGCGGGCCTCCCGGCTAGCTCGCAACTGGTCGAGGTGCTGGGCATAGGGTTCCAGCGAGCTGCTTCTGGCAGTAGCTCCCTGCGGAGCGCTCGCGAACATGTCCAGCTGACGGTAGGCCCAGAACGAACGGCGCAGCAGCTGTGCGCGCGGCGTTGCCTCGATGACCCTCTTGCGCCCCTCTCGCGCCATAATGAACCCCGTTTGGTTATGCAACCCATTTTGGTTACTGGGGTGCGACCATAACCCAATCCGGTTGTAACTACAAGAGGTTACGGATGAATCAACTTGAAGAACTGAACGATCTGATCGACAGAGCGGCAAAGGTCGCGGGCAGCGACGGCAAGCTGGCTCGCACACTTGGAGTCCCGCCCCAGCACGTGAGCAACTGGCGCCATGGTCACAAGACCTGTACGCCGGCAGACCAAGCTCTCATGGCTCACGTGGCAGGCCTAGATCCTGTGCAGACGCTCGCGCGCGCAACGGTGCGGCAGTACGAGGGAAAGGCAAAGGGAGACGCGCTCATGAAAGCGCTGGGAAAAGCTTCGCTTCTGACTGGCGCGGTCCTCGGTTCCGTTGGCGCTTCAGCACACCAGATTTTTTCGACGATCCCGGGAGCTACGGACCTCGGTGACTTGCTCTGGCGAATCACACAATGTGCATTATGTTAAATAACAGATGACAAATGGAACCCCTCTTCGTCCGGAGCAAGGTGCTAGTTAGATGCAAGCACTGATCGAGAACATATACGCCGCAGGCATGGGCGAGCAGCCGTGGCGATGCGCCCTCGACCGGATTCGTGCACTGACGGGCACTCGACTGGTCGCCATCGTGACATTGGATGGCGCCGGCCAGACCCTTGCCAGCGACGTCGCGGCCGACGACGACGAGTTGGCCGGCAAGATCCAGCAGGGCTACAACGACGAATTTCATCGATATGACCCGTCCCGGGCCGTGGCCGCGGAATGGGACGTGGGCCGCTGGTACGACGACCGGCAATGGAATCGGGACAGACAGCGCTCGCACAGCATCTATCACCAGGAGTTCCTGCGTCCCCTGGACCTGGGGTATTGGGAAGGCGCATTCGTCTCCAGGACGACCAGGTTGTCGCACTTCTTGAGCTTGCATGGCGGGACGGACGACATGGGGTCGACCTCCTCCCGAGACAGCTTCCAGAGCATTGGCACGCATCTGGGACGAGCGTTGCGCCTGCAAGCCCAGCTTGAGAGTTCGCAACAGCAGGTGAACCACGTCGAATCGGTGTTCGATGCCCTGGGCTGCGCGATCTTCGTGCTGGACGATTCGCGGCGCTTGCTGCGCGCGAATTCGGCGGCCAGCAGGCTCATGGCGAGCGAGAAGGCGCTGCGCTTCGTGAACGGCCGTTTCGAGCCATCGCCGCCATCGCCATCGACGGCACGGGAATGGCACGAGGCATGCCGTCAAGGCGCGATCGCCCTTCGACGACCGGCGCCACACAGCCCTTTGGTGCTGCGCCTGACTCCGTTGTCAGCCAGCTCTGCGGTGGCCAAGGACTGGCAGAGGCCCTTGACGCTGATGGTCGCTTCCGGTGATCGATCCATTGCGGAACGACAAAGCAGCCTGCGCATCGTTTTTGGCCTCACTCAGGCCGAAAGCGAAGTCTGCACCTCGATCTGCGTTGAAGGCCTCACGCCCCAGGCCTGCGCCGAGTCCCGCGGGGTGTCGATCGGCACCATTCGCTCGCAGATCAAATCCATCCACTTGAAGACCGGCGTGACCCGGCTCGCTGAAATGGTGCGGCTGGTCACCGGGATGTAAGGCGCCGCTCCCCCCTCCCCGGCTCGTGCCGCCTTCGTTATTTGTACGCTTCATTCGTGGCGTTGGTTCTGAGGGCTCTTTCCTTGTCGGCCATCAAGGCCTGCAAGTGCAGCGGATACGGCGAAGGCATGGTCCCGATGGGTGCATCCAATCCCTGGCGTCGCACTTGCGCGATCGCGTTGTTCAGAAGCTCGGCGTCCTTCGCCAATCTTTGCGGGGTGTAGGGCTGTGACTGCAGCGCGAAGCGAGCGGGCTTCAGCTTGCGGTGGATCACCGTGATGTACTGCTGACTCTTCTGGGCCGCATCCTCTCCGTAGTACGCCCGCGTCCGCATCACAAACTCGTCTTCAAGCTCCGTCGGACTGGCGCCGTAGTCGACGTCCAGGCGGCAAAGATAGGACTTGTACATGAAGTCCTTCGCCCGTGCGTCGCCGGCTTTCTCCATGGTGTCGAAGTACGCCACGAAAAACGGTGCGCTGCGCATCTGAGGGTCACGGACCCCGTACCAGCTCATGCTTTCGCACAGCATGCCATTGAGGGGCGGGGTGGTCCCCGGCACTCTCGATGCCTTGTCGAGCAGCGCCTGCGACATGTAGGGAACCGCTTCTCGGAATTGCCCGGATTGGTACAGCACCATCGCGAGTTGCGCGCTGTAGAGGGCACAAGCCCGGTGATTGCCGCTTTCGCCGTTGTAGCCCTTCATCTGCCAGAAGGACATCTTTCCCAGACCTTCGATGGGCGCGCACTCCTCGTTCAGGCGCTTTTGCAGCAGCGCGATGGCCTGTTGCGGCTGCGACTTTTGAATGGGAACAACCGTGCTCTCGATCCATTTCTCGGCTGCTCGCTCATGCTCCCACGGATGAGTCGCGCATCCTGCCAAGGAGATAAGCGCTGCGGCGAGCGCAACTGCAAGAACATGCTTGCGAATCCGCGTCAT